GAGGCGGCAAGTGAAGCGACTTGGGAACCGCCCCGCAAAGAATGCCACGCTCGTCATGGAGGAGGGAGATGCTGATGAAGGCATTCTCCAGAGCAGTCTCGGAGAGGTCCACGCTTACGCGGTTACCCTGGAGACCACCACCCACCGTCGGGTGAGCCGTCGAGAAGGCGGTCTGCCCGTCACCATAAGTATAACTGGTATTAAAACCGTTGTTATAAATGGCAGCGGCCTTGACCTGCTTCGTATTCGCCATAGCTCTCCCTAGGCCCTGTGCCTTAACCTTACCGATGGAGTCGTAGAGATTATCCTCCAGAGCCTCCTCAGTAATGGCGAAAGCCAGCGCCACCGTCTCGTGCGTATAGCGAGCGGTGTAAGCTTCCACAGCATCATCGTACTGGACGCCACTGCCTTCGCTTTTGACGGGGGCGGTGCCGAACAGCGACATCAGCTGCTCTTCCTCGAAGGAACGATCCGAGGTGTCCATGTCGAAGAGCGGAAGATGCTCATTCTCGACACTCTTGTAGTTCAAGCCAAAGATAGCATTCAGACCCGGGAGGAGCTGCTTAGCAATAGCTGCGCGATTAATAGCCATTTTCTAATTCTCCTTACGGCGTCACGCTAACGAGTAGCGACTGATGACCCACAGGCTCAACTTCCACAATAGTGCTGGAAGTATCGAAGCCGTTATCGGGGAAAGCAGCCACACCCACAATGCGATACTGGGCCACCGCGCTAGTACGGCTGGACTTCAGGAGGTAAGCCCGAGACATTCCAACTAGCACCGAACCACCCCCACCAGCAACCGAAGACACCGAGGTGTTAAAGTTCCACCCCACATCCCCGATGCTAACGGTAGCATCACACTGAATCGTGAAGGTACGATTCTCGGCATCCACCACATAAACGAGGGGACGACCGTCACCTTCAATTAAACCAGCCGAGCTAGTGCCCGCCGGCAGATACTTGGTGTCACGGCGATAGCCGCTGGAAGGATCCCACCAAGAAGCACCCCAGAAAACGCCCAGCACGGGAGTCGTACCAGCCGCCAGAGTGACAGTCCCAGCAACAAGCGCCACCGGGTCACCTCTGAAGAGGGCCGTGGGAACGTTGTTGACAGCGCGATAGCTCGTGGTGCCGGTGCTGTTATAGCCGGAGCCTTGAGAACGCGAGGGACGTAGACCAAAAGGCTGAAAGGTAGGCATCTACTTTTCTAAGTCCTTAAATGTCCAAATGGGCCTCTCGACCCAGTCTGATTCTCTTTCTGCTGTCATTCGTGAAAGTGTGACGGGCGCCACTTGAGTCCTCATATCCGATGAGCTTAGATTCAACAGCCTGCATTTGCCGTGCGGCCGCATCAATAGCTTGCTGGAGGATGGCCTCCGCCTTTTCTCGGGAAATCTTAGCGAGGGCTAGGTCGCCGTTCTGAACAACACCGTTCAGCTGAGCAAGACCACTCTTAATAACTGGCAAGATGAAAGCTGCTCTCGTCTCCTGAGGGATATCCTCTTCTCGAACGAAAGTCCAGCCTTGACGTAGCCGGGAGTTAATGTTAGCAACATCATCCTCTGAGCCCATCTTTACTCTAAGCCATCTATATGTGAATTGGTCAGAATCCTTAAAATCCGGAATCTCCAAAACATTATCAATACCGTGATCCGCCATGACATCTGCCTGGCGAACACCTCTTAAGTCAGCGCGAGTTCCTCTTTTCATAGTATTACAGTATATCCATCATCATTTGAATTGTCAACTTGGGCCTTCCTTCTCGCGTATTCTTGGAGGGAAACCCCCAGTTTCGTTGCCCTTTCCACTTCTTCCTTACTAAGCTTAATGCTCTTGGAAGGTGCTCCTGGCACGTTACGATTCCCACCCGCTACCGGGGAAGTCTTCTTTTCTACCTTCCCAAAGCGGTCCGGAAAGAGCCTATCAAGTCTCTTATCCAGCTCCTCGTAGAAGTCATCATCCTCATACTGGAAGCCTTCACTCCTAAGCTCCGTGTCAAGGGCAATGGCAGCCGCGCGCATGGGCTGGCTCTTCTTAAACCAATCGTTGTCCTCTACCCACGAGGAGAGCTTCGGGTGCATCCGGGGTTGGGATTGGGGATTACTCTGAGGGGTCGTCTGAGGTGGCTTCCCCTCCCCAGGGGCGTTTGGGGCCGGAATCCTTGCCTTGGCACTCTCAATGGTCTTCTTGTCCCAAGTCAGCTCCGTAATGTGACCCTGAAGATCCGCAATATCCTCAGCGTTTCCGGCTTCAATGGCCTGCTTCAGCTGAACCTTGGCCCTCTTAAGGGAGTCCTCAATGGTGCTGAGAGAATAGTCAATCTGGGCTGAGCGGTCCTTATTCTGGTTCTCTTCCAGGGCAGCAAGGCGCGCCTTGAGGGTCGTTAGCTCCTCAGTTGCTTTCTTCGCCTCATCATAAGCCCGGTCACGTTGGAGCTTGAGGCGGTCGTTCCGGGATGGGCGCTTCCGCTCATGCGGCTTAAGCTCCTCCTCTTCTTCCTCATTTTCTTCCGGGGGTGCAACGGGAGGCTTAGCCTGAGGCTTCTCTTCCGGCTCCACTACTACTTCTGGAGGCGTACCTCCGGCCGGGGCATCCAGGTCAATGACCATGAAGCCCTCATCCTCTTCATCAGGGTTCAAGTTAGATTTCCTTTATGGAATCATCAAGCCATTCAGGACGCTCAACCACCAGGGCGACATCAGTGTCCTTCAAGAGGAGCAGCTTAACACCCTTATAGACAAACTTCTGGCCAGAATGCTTGGTGTAGAGGATGAAGTCCCCTACTTTTGCCCATTCGGCGCCGCCGAAATCGGGACTCTTAAAGGCTAGGTTCCCCACAACAAGGACCTTGCCCACTGTGTTCAGGTAAGAGTAATCATGCTTAACTACGTCTGGGAGGAGAATTCCCCCCTTAGTCTTAGCCCTAATGGGAACTGGACGCACCACCAGGAACCAGCCCGGGACCTCCGGAAGAGGAACCGGATCAGGGGTTTCCTCGGAAGAGATCCACTCATTATTAGGCTTCGCGTGGCCCATGTGAGGCATAGTCGTAAACTCAGTCATCAATAAAGCCCTTCAACTTGAGCTCCTTCAAAAGATCCGTAAGTTCATCCATGGCGAGGCGTAAGCCGCGAATTTCACCTTGGAGAATTCCGAACCCTTGGGGCTCACCCTTAAAGGTTACCAGACCGTCCTTCTTGGAATCAACTAAATTTAGGATTCTTTCCGCATAAGAGGAAAGGAGTCCGTCAAAAGAGCTTACTTCCATGTGAAGTTAATACGATCATAAAACCAAAAGAACGTTCCACCAAGAAAGGAGAGTAAGCCGAATAGCACAATCCAGCCACCTGTGATTCGATCAGTAAATCGCTCCAGGGTGTCAACTTTACCCTCAAGCTGAGCAACTTTCGCTTTAAGTTCCTTGACATCATCTTCATCCAATGGCATTAGTCTTTGTTCCTCGCAGCTGCCTTCTGAGCCTCTACTTGAAGAGCCTTAATGGCGTTCGCCTCGCGGGCCCTAGCGTCTTCATTCTTAGAGGTCTCAATTTCTACCGCCACATCCGCCTGCGCTTTCGCGGCGTCAACTGCGACTTTCTTCTCCTCAATGTCCAGCTCCCGACTCTTAAGACCGCTCTTAGCACCCTCAACAATAAGCGTGTTAGCGTTCTTGTCCTCTTGGACCTTGACCTGTCTCGCTTCAAGTTGGAACATCGGATCTTGAAGGAGCTTCTGGTTAGCCTTATTCCGGGCTTCCGCAAGGTTAATCTGGAGAACCTGATTCGCCAAGAGTGCCGGGGACAAATTAGGCTGCTGTTGCTGCGAAGCCCGGAAAAGCTCCGTGTATTGGAGAGCGATGTGCTCCCTAATATTAGCCTGAATGGCTGCCATAAAGGGAAGCATACTTTGCTGCTGGTTATCTGGAAGCTGAATGAAAGAGTTCTTCACTTCCATGTGGGCCTCGTGGTCCTGACCAGGGAATGCCTTAATGGGCTGCCCTTGCATAGCCGCGAGGATATCCTCAAGGGGCTCCTTAGGAGTGGGCTGAACCGCACCCGGAACCACCTTGTTAATCTCATCTTCCTCAAGACCAAGGGTCCGGTAAAACTTCCGATAAGTTTCCCTCATGTCATGAATCTGAGGGGCCTGATTCGCCATCCCCACAATAGCCTGGGCAAGAGCCGCACGTTGCGCCTGAGAAGGAGTATTCGGATCACTTACTGGAATGACGTCAATCTCGTCCCCATTAAAGTCATTAGCTGCGATCTGGAGCATCTCGCCATTAATCGGAACCGTTAGGCGGGAGGGTAAGTTTTCCGAGTTAAGGCGCTGGAGGATGCGGAACTCAGCCTTGGCGGCCCGGTGCATCCTCTTGTGAATGCTTGAGTAGAACTTAGTGCTCGCCTCAAGGAGAGCCATCGTGGTTCCCACGGGTCCGTAGTTGGTGGAGTCACTTACTACTTGGTCCTGGGAATCCGCAAATTTTTGGCCTGCCGCAAGGATGAACTGAGTAAGCTCGAAGAGGGTTGCCGAAGGCTCCTTGTAAGGCATGGGGAAAAGCCCGGTGCTTAGCTCCGCGACGTTGTATTCCGCATCCCGCCATTCACCAGGGGCAATTCCAGTTGACTTTCCTGCAATCTTGAGTCGCTTGTCCTTAAGGCCTCCAGGATGATTCGCGAATCTACCCGCATCAATAAGTGCTCTAAGAGAGAAGGATGCTGTTTGAGTAATTTGCCCCAGCAGGTGGAGCAGGCCATAACCGTAAGGTCCAAAGAAGCCTGGAACAAAGTTGCGTCCCACATACCACTGGAGTCGTCTGCAGAGAGGGTCACCTTCTTTCCAGTTCCTTCTGATGGAAATAATAGTCTTAGAAGTCTCATGAAGCGCCACCACATAAGGCGCCGTTGACCAGGCGGGCTGGAACGGATCCTCTGGCAAGTCCAAGTAAACGTGCTGCTCCAGGACCGTGTGGCCCTCGTTCTCCGCCTGGACGTATTCCATCCCTATGACTTGAGCGGTCTTCTTAGAGAGCTCGTCAATTTCCAGGGGCTTCGCTTCAAGGTCCCCCTCATAGGAGTAGAACTCCGAATCCAGGAGCTTGTTGAAGTCATGCTCTGAATACTGGATCGTCTCGGTGGTGCGGTTAGCCCTTAGGATATCCGGGGCGGCGTAGTTAACGTGGAAATTAGTGATGGGAATCATCTCACCCACGGCTCGCGCCGCAGTCCCATCAAAGTAAAACTTACGAATAGCGGTGCCCATCAAGGCGGTGTTGAACAGGATCTTCTCGGTGTCATCGTAGAATTCCTGCATCTGCTCTTCCACCTGCCAATTCATATACTTCTTAACGCGGGTGGCTTTGGCTACCTTCTCATCTGTCTCGCTCCCGATGATTTGAGTTTTGACGGGGCCAGAGGCGGGCCAAAGTTCCTGAATGGCCTTAGCTTGGAACTTGCAGGCATTCTCAATTATTAGGGGGTGAACTACGTCACACTCCCAGGATTCGTCCTCACCCTTCTCATTCAGGTCAGTTCCAAGGAGATCCAACCCGGCCATAATGGTCTCTTGCCACTTGGACCTAGACTGCTTATCCGCCTCATAGCCGTTCCACACCTTGGTGGCTAGCTTTGAAAGCTCTTCCTCTGAAAGGAGACTTAGGAGGTTCCCATCAAAGGGGACTTCAGGCTGGGCTGCGGCTTCATCTGGAGGAGCCAACTGCACAAGTGCAGAGCCATCGTCCTGAAATTGAACATCATCCATTCCTCAAGAATAACAGGATTATGCTCCTGAAGTCAATTTCCTTTTGAACCACCTCTCCCTCTTCCGGTAGTGCTTCTCATCCCCATCATCCTCATCAAAGGAGTCCTCCTCCCCCATGTTGGTCATAAGCTTGATGTGTTGAAGGGCATGGACTGCAGCGTCCACTTGGTCATCGTGCTCCCCCCTCGGGAAGTTATAGGCCTCCACTAAGAAGCCTTCAGCCCACCTTCTCTTAGGTAAGTAAACCCTTCCGGCGTCCAGAACTGGAGTTACTATGTGCGCCCTGGTGACCTTGTCCCGATCCGGATTCACCTCTTTAATAGGAAGATTCGCCATCCTCAGGGTCTGAGCTAGCGACTGACCCGAAGCTCTCTTCTCAATTAAGATGAGGTCCGGCTTGAAGTCCTTATTCACTGCCTTAGCTTGCTTAACTAGCTCCGGGAAAGCCCATTGCCCTTTACGGTTCGCCAACATGAGGGCATTGTAAACGGCCTTTTCGTCCACAATTTCCTCCTCATTCTTCTTCTTAAAGAGGCCCCAGACTTGGAGAACGGAGAAGTCATTGCTTTGTTTCTCTCCATAAGCCGTATCAGCGGAGACGATGATCATCTCCATCTTAGGGAGCTCATCCTCTTCCCATTCCTTAAAGTGTCCCTTCTTAAAGATGACACCATCAAGGGCTACCGGTTCCTGCTGATAAAGGGAAATCCAGTCGGAGAATGCTAGGACTTCCGGGTTGTCCCTCATATCCTCAAAGTATTCGGTAGGCCACATCTCAGGCCAATAAGAAGTCCCTTCCGGCAACTTAAGGAGCTTAGATGCAGTCTCATCTAGGAGAGCCGGAATCTTAATTACCTTGAACTTGTCACTTTCCTTCTTAGCCGTTCGGAGGACAAAGCCCGCTAAATCGTTGACAAGCCACCTCGTGTGGACGATAATGATTCGACGGTCCGGAAGGCCTCGGCTTTTAAAGCCACGACCGTAATTATTGTTAATCTTCCTGACAACGTCCGGCTGAAAGGCAGTCTTCTCATTCAAAGGATCATCGATAATTCCGAGACGGAAACGGAATCCAGCGATACCCGTCTGAGCACCAGCACTCTTATAAGCTCCACCTTCTGTGGTAATCCAGAGCCCTACGTTTTTAGCCGCGTTGGAGACCGCTGTTTTCGGAAAGACTTCTCCGTAATCTGGAAGCTGCATGAAGTCCCGAATCTCTCGGGAGTGCTTGTCAGCTAGGTCTTCGGTGTGCGAAAGCCCGATAATTGGCCACGATGGATTCCGTCCAAAGCACCAGCTCACGAACAACTTAAGAAGTACACTCTTCATAGCTCCGGGAGGAAGGAAGATCATTAGCTGCTTCTCATCACCCCTCTCCACGCGCATCAGCTCGGCACAGATAAGCCTGATATGCCTTCCATCCACGAAGTCCTCCGGGAGCATCAGGTGTGCCATTAGCCTAACGTATGCGTAAAAGTCCCTCCGGGCTTCCAGGATGGCCTTCTTCTTAAGTGCAGCCGCTAGTTCAGTTTTTAATAAGAGGTCGTTTTCCAATAGCACTACTCAAGTTCTTAATGGCTTCATCAAGCTCCTCCTCGCTCTTCAGAAGCTTCGTCTCATCAGCCTTCTTGTCATAAAGCCCGAAAAGTTTACCTATATTTTCCAAGGCCCGATTCGCATTCGAGAAGTCCCCCCTCCGGACCGCCTCCCTCGCCACGTCTGAGAAAGCCGGGACCACATCCTGAGGGGTCATATTTTTGTGAATCGTAGGAGCGATGGCCTGAGTGACTGCCTCCTTGATATCACGTCTCGCTAAGAGGAACTGAGCATGGTCCCGGGCATCCGCTTGAGCCATGATGCCGAAGCTTTCCATAACAGCCTGCATTTCATCCCCCGTCTCCAAGAAGATGTTACAGAATTTCTGCTCTTGCTCCGTCACTCAGCACCTCCT